ACATTCTGGAGGACTTCGCAGACATCATCGAGTATGTGCCGGATACGGGCGGCGACAACCCTCGGCCGATGACGTTGGCGGAGACTCGCAAGTTCATTCGTGGCACCAATGAGTGGCAGGCTTCGACGCAGGGTCAGGATCAGGCGCAGGCGTTGGCGTTCGCTATCGGTCGCACGTTTGGGGAGGACGCATGAGTGACACGTTCGATTGGGATGCGCTGAGAGGCATTGACTGGGATGAGGTTGCTGCGGCGACTTCTCCCGAACCGGAACCGGCCCCTGAGCCGACGGCGACTCCGGCAGCTACCGATCCGGCAGCTACCGACCCGGTGAAGGAAGCCGAACAGCAAGCGTTGGTGCGTGCCGGCGAAGAAGTGTTGGAGGACATGCTTCGCAACTACGGGTTGGAATCGTTGATCCCGTGGGCGTTCGAGCAGTTGCGAGAAGATCCGGATGTTGAGGCGATCGCTCTGCGGCTACGCAAGACCGACGAGTTCAACGAACGGTTTAAGGGGCTCGGAATGCGGCGGGCCGCTGGGCTCTCACAGATTACCCCGGCGCAATACCTGAATCTGGAGCGGAGCTACAAGCAGACGTTGGCTGCGGCGGGTATCCCTGCCGGGTTCTACGATGAGGTTGACGAGTTGGCCGAGTTCATCGGCAACGACGTTTCCGAGGCGGAGTTCACGGAACGGGTAGCGATGGCGGCGTCGGCTGTCCGATCGGTCAACCCCGAACTGCGTGGGCAGTTGCAGGACATGTACGGAATCGGTGTCGAAACGGACGGCGAACTGATCGCCTACTATCTGGACCCTGATCGGGCCGTGTCGGTGATCGAGCAGCGGTTGCAGTTCGAGGCTGCCGGGCTGTCGGCTACGGCGAAACGCACGATCGGGCAGGGGTTTGATGCCCCGTTTGCTGAGCAGTTGGCGACCGCGAACATCCAGCAGCGTGAGATTTCTGATCGGATGGGCCGGCAGGCTGGGCTTGTCCAGACCCGCCTGTTGGGCGAGAACAGCAAGTTGACGGCTTCTGAGGTTGCTGCGGCTGAGTTCGGGTTCGACCCGGATTCGGTGGCGAATGTGCGCCGGTTGCGTAAGCGTCGGCAGGAAGCTGGGCGTCGGGCTGGTGGGGCGATGGCTTCTGCTGGCGGTATCGGCGGGCTTGGTTCTTCCCTGTAGCGAGTGGTCCTTGCATAGACGCATCGCGTTGTGGTTACAATGGTGATGTCGAAGTGGCCGGCCTTAGCGGGTTGTGAGCTACGAGACAGAAACCTCCGCCCTCATTCCACCGTTGGGGGCGTGTACCGAAGGTGAGCGACAAATGACAAACACTCCGCCCGCAGATGCGGCAGCAAGTGGAAGTCCAGAGGAAGCACAGCCGAATTGGCGGCGCGATCTCGAAGCCCGTGCAAAGGCGGGCGATGAGGCGATCGCCAAGTTGGCTGAGTTGGAACGCCGGGAAGCGTTTCGCGATGCAGGGATCAACGTCAGCGATGGTGTGGGTTCGTACTTCGTGAAGGGCTACGACGGCGATCTGAGCGTTGAGGCGATCCGTGCGGAAGCAGAACGGGTCGGTTTGGTTGGCGGGCCTGATCTCTCGCCGGCACCTTCTCCGGTGCCGTCGGCAGATCCCGCTGAGGCTCGGATTGCTGCTGCGGCTGACAACGCTGGCCCCGTCGCAAATCCTGCGTTGAACGATCTGATCGCTCAAACGCAGTCGCCCGAGGAACTTCGGGCGTTGATGGAGTCCAACGGCTACGCCTGGAACGCCACCGGCTGATCGCTGAGCGGGCCTCACCTATCGAGGTTCTCTCATGGCAGTTCAGTATTCTCCCGGTGCGGTCACGACCGATACCGGTTCCGTCTCGTCGGACACGGCGGCATTCGAGCAGACGGCGTACTTCGCCCTTCGCTCGCAGCCGATGTTCGACTCTTGCGCCGATGTGCGCTCCACCAACCAGTCCCACAATGGGGCGTCGGTCCAGTTCAACATCTACAACGATCTCGACCGGAACACCACCGCGCTGACCGAGGACACCGATGTGACCCCGGTTGTCATCGGTGATTCGACCGTGGTCGTGACGCTCGCAGAGCAGGGCAACGCTGTCGTGACGACCGCGAAGCTTCGTGGTACCTCGTTCCTGAACGTGGATGCCGACGCTGCGAACATCATCGGCTACAACATGGTCGATTCGATCGACGCGATCGCTCACGATGTTCTCGTCGGCGGTTCCAACGTCATCTACTCGGCGGTCGAGGATGCCTCGGTTGGTCGTACCAACGTGGACGACGGCGACATCATTTCGGCGGCTCTTGCCCGTCAGGCGGTCGCCAAGCTTCGTGCCGGGAACAGCAACCCGTACGCCGGGGGCCAGTACAAGGGCTTCCTGCACCCGGACGTGTCCTACGATCTTCGTAGCGATACTGCGGTGACCGACATCATCCAGTACCAGATCCGTCAAGCTGGCGGCAATGTCGCTGCCGGTTCGGTCGGTTCGTTCCTGGGTGTGGACTGGTACGAGACTCCCCGTCTCGGCAAGGGCGTGGACACCACGGCCGGTACCTGGGTCAACGCCTCTGACGGTGCCGGTTCGACCGGCAACGTGGACGTGTACCCGACGCTGATCCTCGGTCAGCAGGGGCTCGCCAAGGCTGTGTCTCGTGCTCCGGGGTTCGGTGAGAACCCGAGCATCGTGTTCGGTCCGGTCACCGACACGCTCATGCGTTTTCAGCCGGTCGGGTGGTACCACCTTGTCGGCTACAAGCGTTTCCGTGAGGCTTCGATCTACCGGATCGAGTCCGCTTCCAGCATCGGTGACAACGCTTCGTGATGAAGTAGTCTGGATGAACCGGGGCTGGGGTTTCCTCCTGACTCCAGTCCCGGTTTCGCCAGATTTGCGAGGGTTTGATGGCTTCTTCCAACTTTCCAGGGTCGCTTGACGACAGCACCACTGTCGGTTCCGATGCGGTGCCGGCGGCTGGCGATGACCTGAACGACACGATTCCGCATTCGGACAGGCATCAGTATTTGGCAGATGCGGTTGTGCAGGTTGAGACGAAGGTCGGTACGGGGGCTTCTGCCCCGACTGCTGACAAGGCGCTGTTGGGTGACGGGACTGGCACTTCGGCTTGGACGGCGGTCACGGTTTCGGGCGACGCTACGGGGACGTTGGCGTCGGGCGACATTCCGTTGACGATCGCGGCTGATGCTGTCGATGAGACGATGGTCGCTACGGGGGCGTGGACGACGTACACGCCTACGTGGACGGGGGCGACGTCGGACCCGGCGATCGGAAACGGCACCCTCGGTGGGGCGTTCCTCGAAATGGGCAGCCTGCTGTTCCTGCGCATCCACGTCATTATGGGGTCAACCACCACCTACGGGGCAGGTCAATGGTTCCTGTCGTTGCCTTCTGGCAAAACTGCTGCTTCGCAGTATCAGGTCTTGTCCGCTGTCGGCCGAGACGCGGGCACGACCCTACAGCCCTTCGCCGCCCGGATGGCCACGACGACCGCCGTCAAAATCGTCACGGACGACAACTTCGTCCATGACACGAACCCGTGGACGTGGGCTGATGGTGATTCGCTCTACATCACTGGCGTCATCGAAATCGACATCACCTGAGGAGCCCCATGACCCACATTCGGCAGTACCCCGTCCGCTACTACGCCCTCGTGGTCGCAGCTATTCAACTCGGCACCGCCTACGGCCTCAACGTGTCGGCGGAGCAGAACGCCGCCATCATGGCCGTCGTCGCCGCAGTTCTCTCTCTCGTGGCGGAGAACTTCACGAAGCCCGCCGACAATCCGTAGAAAAGAAACACGTTATGGCAAAGAACTCGACAGGCACAGCAACCGGAACGGCAGCTACCGTTTCCGTTGAAGTAGGTGCCGACAAGGTGAAGCGTTGGCTGTACGTCACCAACGAGGACGGGGCCGGCAGGCTGACGTTCACGATCAACGGTGTCACGGCGACCAACGGCGGCGACAACATGATGTATGTTCCGCCGGTTGCGGGCGCGTGGCGTCGTGTGCTGGTGAACGATTCGTTGCAGGGCGATGGGACGTGTGACGTGTCGATCATTGCCTCGGCCTCAACGGTTTACAACATCCAAGTGGTGAGCCAGCCCTAATGGCGTTGGCCGACATGGGTGTGGGCGGCTGGGATAGACAAGCCGCTATGGGCGGCCTGTCGGCTTTTGACCCGTTCGCGTCTCAGTTCACGACGTTCATCACCCCTACGGCCGGGTCAATCTTTCGGGACTCGTCAGGGAACACTCAGCCGTCGTGGGCGACTTCGTGGACCGAGGGCGGCAACCCGGTCCATGCCTCTACCGGTTGGACGTGTGACGGGGTGGGCGACCTGTGGACTTCTTCGGGGAACCCCGGGAACCTCGACGGGACCACACTATTCGTTGCGTTCTCGGCGTCTGGGGTCGGCCACGAGGGGCTCGTCGGGGCGCGATCCTCGGCATCAACCTCGTCGCTCGGTTGGGACATCCGACGCAACTCGTCAGCGGCGAGCATGGTGTCAGCCGGCGACGGCACTTCGAGAGACACGGAGTCGGTGGCGTACACCGCCGACACCTACGCCTCGGTGGCGGTCACGTTCCTCCAAGATGCGTCCAACAGCTTCGTGATCTACCGCGACGGGGTTGCTCAGACCAGCCTCGATCTGACCGGGTTCGGGACGGTGTACGACGCGACGCTGCCGATGACGGTCGGCACGGTTGCGAACGCGATCGCCCTAGACGGAATAATCCACGGGTTTGTGTGGAACTCCACCAGCCTCACGACCGAGGAGGTCGCGACGCTACATAACTATTTCCAGGGAGTAGCCAGTGGCTGACTTTACGACGCCTGTCGTGCGGACTGTTCCGATGACTGACGCTCACCGCCGGTCCAGGCAGAACGATCCTGCGTACAGGCTGATGCGGCATTACCAGCCGATGTGGCGGGGCGTGAACGTGTGGGTTCTCAACGACGGGACATGCACCGAGGTTCAGCCGCAGGACGAGACAACGATCAACCGTTTGTTTGCGGGTGGGCACGTTTCGCCTCACGATCTGACATCCTTTCAGGTGACGGCGTTGACTAATGCTGGCTATGTGGTGAACGGGGTATGAGATGCCGAGATATGACTACGGGTGCGACTGCGGGCATACGCAAGAGGTAACCCACGGGTTCCGTGATGACCCTGCGGTTGTCTGCGATTGCGGCGGGAAGATGAGGCGACGGATCGGGATGCCGATGGTGTCTCCGTCAACGACCCCCACCCGGTCGGGTTCGGGGATTGACATGGAAGCAACCCGTCGGGCCGAGAAGGACAAGGCGAAAGACATGGACGCGTACAAGCGTCTGCGTGCCAACGGGGTCCAGCCGCCGGCAATCAACGGTTCTGCGAAGTTGGAATCCAAGGCAGAATCGGTGCATGAGGTAACCTCGGGGCACACGTTCAACTCGGCTGCGGCACGTCGCAGGACGGGTTCTTTGATTGACGACATCGTGAGTGCGAAATGACGGCACAGACTTGGATCGACGAGACACGGGATCTGTTGCTGACGGATTACGTCGAGGAAACCTGCGAACTTGCGGGTGCTGTTTCGGACACCAGCACCCAGACTGTTTCCCTGGTGACGCCTGGTGCGTCGCCGGCGTCCGTGGTGGCGGGGGTTGTGCAGGGGGCAACGATCGAGGTTGGCACCGAGTTGATGTATGTCTATTCGGTGACTGATGCCGGGCTGGCGTATGTGTCTCGTGGCTATCGGGGTTCGACGGCTGCGACTCATTCGTCGGGTGCGGTTGTGACGGTCAACCCGAAGATCCCTGCGTACCGGATCTTGAAGGCGTTGAACGACGACATGGCTGATCTGTCGTCTCCACAGAACGGGCTGTTTCAGGTTGCGACGGTGGAGGTCACGTTCGATGCTGCGGTTGACGGCTACAACTTGACGGATGTGACCGCCGACATTCTGGAGATTCACGAGGTCACCTATACCGATCCGGGTTCGGAAAAGTCGGAACCGAAGGTCGATTCGTGGTCGTTGCGCCGCAACCGTGACACCGCCGATTTCGCTTCGGGATATGCGCTTGTGTTGCATGACGAGGCGTACCCAGGGAACCCTGTGCGGGTGACGTACAAGGCCGGGTTTACGTCGTTGGCGTCGGCTTCGGCTGCGTTGTCTACGACCGGGTTGCACGCTGAGGCGTATGATCTTCCGCCGTTGGGTGCGGCATTGAAGCTGATGTCTACCCGTCCGATCCGGCGTGAGTTCATTGACGAGCAGGGCTCATCGAGACGTGCCGAGGAAGTGCCGTCGGGTGGCGTGTCTGCGTCGATGCGGGATCTGCGGGCGCAACGGGCATCTCGGTTGAATGCTGAGGCGACCCGTTTGGACGCGAAGTACCCGACGTTCTGGATGCGTTCTCGTGGCGGCGGGATAGGCCGTGGTGTCTGATGGCGTCCCACTTTGCGGAACGGTTGCCGGTTTCGATTGACGGCCGGTCGTATGCGATTGTGCCGGAGGAGTACCGTCGGACGACGGTGCCGGTTCTGCGCGAACAGTTCGATAACGCCAACAACCCTGGCGAGCAGACCCTTTTGACGCAGATGTGGGTGCGGTCGCAGGACGACTGGTCGCATGGTGCCGGGCAGAAGGTGTATGACTACGCCGATTCGGACCGGTTGAGGTTCAACACGTCGGCGGGGGTCGATCCGTGGACGAAGGGCAAGCTGTCGCTGTTGCCGATCTGCGAGTCGAAGAACAATGCGAACTCGTGGACGACTGCGATTATGCGTCAGGTCGGCGGGTACACCTACGTCGCTGCCGGCACCGAGTTGTATTACACGGCGAACATTGACGCGGCTGATGCGTCGGTGACGTGGACGCAAGTGACGCCGTTGACGTCGCCTCAGACCATCACCGATTTCTGCTCCGACGGAACCACAGTGTTCATCGCTTACGGGGCTGCCCGGTCGTTGACTTCTACCGGCGTGGGCGTACCGACCCAGCCGGCGGCGTTGGGTGCGCTGACCCCGGACTACTGCCGGATCATTGGTGAACGACTCATCGTGTTCGACAACGACACCGCGACCGAGATCGACGCTTCGGGTGTGGCAGTCGGGTCGTCGCTGGCGTGGACGCTCCCGCACGGCGGCACCTACGTCGCTGGGGCTACCGGCCCTGCCGGTGTGTACCTGGCTGCGAATGTGAACTCGACGGGCTCGGTGTTCTTCGTGGAGGTCAAGACGGCCGATGGCCTGTTGGACTCTCCGAAGCAGGTGGCTGATCTGCCTCGTGGCGAGACGCTGAACGAGATGATCTCTTACGGCGGGTTCCTTGTGCTGGCTACGTCGAAGGGTTTGCGGTTGGGGGCGATTGACCAGCAATCCGGCGGTGTCACTTACGGCCCGGTTATCAACGACGGCGGCGCTGCGAACTGCCTAGTTGCCGATGAACGGTTTGTGTGGTGGGGCGGGTCTGCCGGGCAGGTGTGGCGTGCCGATCTGTCGGTGTTCACTGACACGCTGGTCCCTGCGTTCGCTTCGGATCTCGTGTCGGTCGGTGACGGGAACTCGTTGGGGAACGTGACGGACCTGATCCGCCAGTCGGGCAAGACAGTGTTTGTGGACGCCGGCAACGGTATCCAGGGGGAGGAATCGACGGGGGTGTTGGTTGCGTCGGGGACGTTGGACACTGGTTCGATCCGGTGGAACTCGCAGTTCGATAAGGCGTTGCAGACGATCGAGGCGCGAATTGAGCCTTCGTTGGCGATCGCCGGCGGGATCACCTACGACAATTCGGGGTACACCTACGACGACGCTGATCTGGTCTACGACGGGTTGTGGGCTTCGTATTCGGGGACGGTCCAGGCTCGGGTGACGCCGGATACGGGGATCGCGTCGTCGTTGCAGACGTTGGAGAACCGGGTTCGGACGTATGTTTCTCCGAAGCTGGTTTCGGATTCGTTCACGGTGACGTTCACGTTGTCTCGGGATGCGTCGGCTACGACTGCTGGCCCGAGTCTGGAGTCGTGGAAGATTGAGACGTTCCCGGCTCCGACCCGGATCGACGAGATCGTGGTGCCGTTGGTTATGAGGCGGCGGGTGGCGACTTCCCGTTCGCAGGGTGCGGCTGCGACGTTGGGGACGATGGCCGAGTACGACGCTTTGTCGGCGTTGGCTTCGTCGAAGGCGGTCGTGACGTATCGAGAAGGGTCGCGTTCTGAGCAGGTTGTTGTAGATCAGTTGTCGATGGCGGTGGAGAAGCTGACCGATGACGGGGCTTGGTGGGAGGGCACGTTGACTGTGCGGCTTCTCACCACGGGTTCGTAATGCACTGGTGGGCGGCAGCGGCGACTGCGACGTATGCGATGGCTGCGGTCGGGAACGCCTATGCGGCGTGTATTCTGCGCAGTCGCAGGCGGTGGTGTCCTTCGGCTGCGGGGTTTGCGCTGATCGCTTTCATGTCGGCGGTATACGTCGCCGCATGGGGTTGGGTAGCAGTCGATCCGTCGGTTGATCGGGGCGGGTGGTCGGAGTTCATCACCCCTGGTTCGACAGTGTTTCCTCTCGTGTTCTCGTTGCCTGCGTGGATGTTGATAGATCAACGTCGTGCCCATTCGGATAGCGGTCTGGCATGACCCCGGAAATCATCGGGGCGCTCTTGGGGGCGGTCATCACTGCCGGGCTGTCCGCGGTGATTGTGTGGCTTCGGCGTGCGAACAACGATTCGGCGGAAGTGTTGGGTGCTGCGGCTGAGGCGGTGAAGGCGGTGGCCCCGTTCTGGCAGGACGAGTTGAAACGGGTTCAGGCGCGGGCGGCAGCGGGCGACACGCGGCTGCGGGTGTACGCCGATCGTCTCGGCTATGCGGAGGCGCTGATCCAGACGTATCTGGCGTGGTTTGCTGAGAACAAGGTTAAGCCGCCTGTTGAACCGAACGGTCCTCGTTACCCGGAAGGGTTCGCCGGGCC